TCGACAGAGGTTATCGCCGCGATAGCGCACGACGCGGTGTTGAAGGATTATGGATTAGAAGGGATTAAGGCCGCGTTGCAAGCGATGCAAGGTTTCAAGATCGCTACGACCGGGCTAGGCCGCGCCGGTATCTTTGAGGTTAAGCGTGCTGGTTCCGCGTATCGTGTCACGTTTATGTAAGGCGGGCGGCGAGGTGCCGGAACAATTCACCTCGCCGCCCTTCGAGCTACGCTTAGCGTGGCCGAGGAAAGAAGCCCGCCAAGCGCCTCGATCTGTTACGGCTTTTGGCCGAATTTGCTACCCTTGCGGATAGTATCGAACAGGCCAATGCCGCTCACAACAATGATGCTTGCGTGCTGCACAATGCCTTCCGCTTGCGGGATGCCGACGACGGCGAGCAACAGCGCAAGGCCGCGCCACGTCGAAGGTTCCTGCGCACGCTCTCTAATCCAAGCCAACATGCTATTTGTCTCCTGGGGTCGGTGATACGGTGACACCGATACGCCCCGCCCCTGAGCGCACAATGTCTTTGACACTCGCCACGCCTACCTCCACCAAGATAAGGCACCCCACCGCAACGGCCAGCCATTTTAGGTTGGCGGCCATGCGTGCCATGCCGTTCTCAATAGCGGTGTAGCGGTGCGAGCATATTTCTTCGTGTTTTGTCAACAAGCCTTGCAATCGCAAAGCCTCTTTCTCTGCCAAGAACAATCTCTCCATAGTATCCATGCGACAGTCTCCGATACGAAACAGCGCTTCCAAAGCGCGGTCGGCGTCAACCGAGGGTTGCAATAGGGCGTTCATGTTCCAACTCCTTATTAGCCTACCTTATAGGACACCGCAACCAAATGTTTGCGGTATTTTCGCACTAGCCGTCGGTAGAAATACCGGCCACCCTGTTACGCTGCAAACCTCCGGTGACGCGCACCCTTTAGGAGGCGGCGTTACCTGCTCTTTAGGGGGCGGAAGGCGCCAACCTGTGATTGGGCAAATCACAATTCAGCACTCGCAAGGAAAGCATCAGTGCGGCAAACCGCAGGTCGGAAGACGGTTCGTGTCCCCGTCCAACTTGCCGCGCCCATAGACAATTCCGTCCCGGATGGGCTTCCTCCCGAAACGGAAACGCTTGGCGTCGTGCCGGTGAAATTGGCGTCCCCAGCGGTCGCCACCACAGCAGAAGAAACACCGGGAGCGATAGAGAAAGCCGGTGCTGCGCGCATACCGGGGTGGCTTATCGAAAGTGCGGCGGTTGTCGTGGTGGACCAGAAACCCGGTGCTCCCGTGCCACAAAGCCTCAGATACCGCGCAAGATACTGTTCTTCCACCCAATCAGGTCGCGTTTCCCATGCGGTCGCGGCTAGCCCGGCTTCAAATTGCGGCAAGGCAATGTCGAAGGTCAGAACCGTATTGATCGGCAGGCTAATACCTACGCCGATGTAATCGTTGCCGTTTGTACCAAGCGTTTTGCCGCTTACCGATGGAAGAAGCAGCTTCGAAGAAAGGCGCTGCCATGCAGTTGTCGCGGCCCATGTGTCGCCCGTCGCGCCGTCGCTTGCCGAAGGGCTGCCGCCAGTGCCAAAGCTGCGGTCAATGCGCGTCGCAATGCTGCGCGACGCATCAGCTTTTATTGACGCCGAAAGCGTTGTATCGCGCGCCGCGTAGGTAAGCGCGCCCTCGACGCGCTGCTGAAGAATAAAATAAGACGCACCACTCGCGGCGGTTATTGACAGTCTCAAGAAATAACGCGGGTCATACATTACATCAGTCTGTGCGACCGCGAAAGCTTGCCGCGACCACGTTCCTGTCACGCTGCCGTCAAAGGCTACGAGCCAGCCGTCGAGCATGTAACCGCCGCTTACCAGCGTTCCAGACGCGCCGCGCGAAGCGCGCCAAAATGCGCTGTTTAAAAGGCGATTGCGGTTTGTCCTTTCAATGATGCCTTGCCCGTAATCGCTCCACCAACCGCCATTCAAAACCGGGCCTTCGTATTGAGAAAAACTGGACCCGCGCGCGAAGCGCGAAACCGCAGGGCTCGGAATTACTTGCCCGTCAAGCGACGTGGTGGCGCCAAGATCAATCCCCGCGCCAGGATTGCCGGTCACAATGACGGGTAAGTTTTGGCCTAGGTCAATATCGCCAGTGAAACGGATATTTTGCGGAAAGCGGTAAGCGTTTGGTACGGTTGTGGTGCCCGCAATTCGGACAGACGCCGCGCCGCTTCCGCTTCCGTATCCAGTCAGATAATATCCCTCTATTTGATGTTGGTCGGCGTATCCGAAGCGAATACCCGTGCCGCCATTATAAGACACCAAACCATAGATATTTTTGAAGTGGCAACGAACCGGGTCCCAGCCATCGGCGGCTGAGCCAGTATAACCATCCACATCAATTCCCGTTACTCCTGGTCCAGCGACAAAGCGGAAGTTGTTTATAAGAATACCTTCGCTACCGATAACGGCTTGGTCACTACCCCCTGTGATTGCCTCGGCGGGTTGCACACGCATCCAAAGGCACCGCCCGCCGTTTTGAAAGTTGGCGCTGGTGACGTTATCAATCGTTACCCGTGAAGCGGACAGCGCATCAACACCCACCGCCGCGATGCCTACGCCGGTCCCGTCAAACCCGCCACCATTAAGCCCAATGTCTTTAAGCCCGCCCCCAATATACGGACCTTGAAAGCGGATCATCGTGCCGCCCGCCGCGCCTGCCCATTCAAGGATTGTGCCTACATTTGGTAATGTTCCGCTTATACCAAGGCGCAAAAACTGACTACCGCCACCAACAAGCATGATATTATTTACGGTTGAAGCCGTGGCGACGTTCGCGGCGGCGCTGCCATTACCGATGGTTAGTGTGGAAGATATTTTGTATTTCTTGCTGCCGAATTGAACCGAGCCGCCGCCGCGTGACGCCGCCACGTTAATCGCAAGCTGGATTGCTGCTGTGTCGTCGGCGACCCCGTCGCCTATCGCTCCGTAGTCTTTGACGTAAATTGCGTCAGCGAACCGAGAAGCGAGCGTCCTAGCCACCGTGCCGCCTTCGACCACTATCGTACTGTTGTTGCTGGCCTGCAACGGCAGCAGCACAGGGACGCCGTTCTCGTCGAAGCACAACGATGTGTTTTCCCGAGCGGCAGCGGCAGATAACTCGGGAAACCCAAGTTCAGTAACGGGCGCGCGAAGCGAGCGACCCACTCCGTCCGTTAATTGTTGCAACTGCATCAGTATGCGGTCTAGCGCAGCTTCCAAAGTGCGCGGTTGAAAGCCACTTTGGTTCTGGAAGCTAGTCAACTGCGTGTTTGGCACACGCCGGACAAGTGTGAGGGCTTGTGTAAGGCTTAAAGGCGTGGCGCCCACGCCGACCGGATAAGTAAAAGTGCCCCCTGTTGGGTTGTTGGCGCCCGCCAGCGACCAAGCCGACGGCGGCACCAAAGAGGTAGCGCCCGTCACCGTGTCCGTCAAATACAGCGCTGCGTCATCAGCGGACGGGATCAAGAAATTGTAATCGAATACGGTTTGAACACCGTTCCCCTGGACCGTTCTCTTAATGCTTTGGTTCACGATTGTCATGGCGTCACCTGTATGGGCTGTTGGTTGGGGAGAGCATGAAGGTTGTTTGGTTCTCGCGCCTCATGCGTTCTTCATAGCGAGCAAGATAGCCGGGGTTTAGGGCCTCTTGCAAGCGATAAATCACAAAGTAATCCAATGCTGCTCTGGTATAGAACAAATTGACGAAGGGGGTGTTGTCCCTCACCAAACCGACGGCGCCGCTACGGAAATCCCGGCCTGCCTGCTTGTCGCCTTCCAGTGTCCATTTTCGCAAGGTCTGTATCTGTTTTCCAAGATCGTCTAGCGATCCTACCGTCGGGCCGAACAGCGACGTTACCGGCCCGCCACCCATACGCGATGTGTCACCAAAAAGGAAATCGCCATACAGCCCAAAGCCGCCGCCCTGCATCATTGAGGCGAAAACCAGTTTGGCGTATTCGCCCGGCTCCCTGGTGTTCGCCGTGCGTGGGTCGCGCCCGCGAGCGAGGTTCTTTAGCTCCATGGAAGCGTAACCTAGCAGGCTCGTCGCCACGATAAGGTGCGCCAGCCCGAACACGTCAACACCGTTTGGGCCTCGTATCTCGCGCTCACGCACGCGCGACATAAACGTGAGCGGATACGTCTTAAACTGCATGATAAGGCGCGCGGCCATACCCTCCGGCGTGCCTGCCTGGGTGCCAAACGTGGTAGCATTTTTGGCAAACAAATTCGGCTCGTTCATGGCGTCACGAATTTGATAGGTGACGTAATCAAAAAACTTGGAACGAACAGCGTCATTTTCGATATGCGCAGGCAACACATAGTCGCGGCCATCTGCCGCCTTAGCCGCGAAGCCGCGCGCAATATCCCAATCTGCTGCCGTGATCTGGAAGCGCCCAAGGGTGGTTTGTAGAAGCGAGGGAAGCTGGTCAAAAGACTGCCCGGAACGACGCCCAAGGTTGTGCGTCAAAATCGTGCCTAAGCCACCTTTCAAACTGTCTGTCCACCAAGACAAAAGATTTATCTTGTGGAATATGTCAACAAGTTTTGCCGAGCGCCCGCGAACCGCGTCCATACCGGAAAAACGAGAAGCAATGTTGCCAAGCATACTATCAATGCCCGCCCCTGATAGGTCGGATATTTCTCGCGCCTCTGCGCTTTTTGGCAAGAACGACGTAAGCCGCGTGAAATACGCTTCAAAAAGCGGGACGCCATTGTGCCGAAGAACGGCGACATTGCTTGCAAAATCTGGAACAGAAGCAAGCACGACGCCGCCAAGTTTGCTTAGTGTCTGTTGCGCTTGGACTGCCGCCGTGATCTGGCCATAGGTAAGCCCGACAAGCGGCGCTTTCATGTTCGCGTCAATGCTTGTGCTGCCTGTCAGGATAGAAAAATAGCGTTCATTCGTCTTGGCCTTTAGCGCGTCCACTGCTGCGAAATCTGCGCGGTCGCGTGCGCGCTCCGCTGCCGCCTTTGTGATAGTGTCGTGCATCGCTTCGGGGTTAGGCCCCCATACGCGCATAAGCGCCGTGTTTTTCGCGCCATTCTCAAGCCCGCCGCGAACCGCGTCCATTAGCGTGCCGCGCCCAAACTCCTGATTGTAGTCCGCCCATGCGTCGCCGTCTTTGAAGATAAGCTTACGTTCCTGCGATACGCGCTTAGCCAAATTGCCCGGGCCGGTTGCCGCTCCCACGTCGCCGTATTTGACTTGCCCGCGTGTTGTGTCGTGTATTCCAGAAGATATTGCCTTCCAGGTGCTCAAAAGAAATTCGTCAACCGACTTTGGTGTTACCTCGTCCAGACTATCAAACGTCGTGTCGTCAAGTCTTGGAAGAATGTAATCGCGCCACCTAGCAAAAGCGTTTGGTGTGCCGTCTCCGCGCACCTTTTCCATACTATGCGATTGCCGCGATACGTAGTGTTCGCGCTTACCTATCCACGCACCCGCTGCGTTCTGCATGACGCGCGCACGCTCCTGGGCCTCATTGATAAGCTCCGCCGCTCGGCGCGCTTGCGCGTTGCCCGTCACAGACTTACCGCTGCTCTCGATTGACCAAAGCTCGCGGATTACCGCTCTGTCAAAAGCCTTATCGCCAGCGGCCAGGACGCGATCAAGTCCCTCCTTGCGAAGCGCCGCCATCATCGGGCCAAATATCTCGGCGGTAAGGCCGTGAGCCTTGCTGTCTGTCTCGTTGATGATGCGGCGTAGGTCGGTAGCTTCGGCTCCCTCTCTAACGCGCATCTCAATCTCGCGTCGGCGTGCGGCATTGATTAGCTGGTTGCGCTTCTCGATAATGCCTGCGAGCTTCATGTCGTCTCCAAGCTCGCGTGACGCACGCAGTAGCGCGTCCGTGTCGTTCATTCCTTGCTGCGCGTAGCGCCGCGCTCGCCCATGCAAGCGAGAAAAGATAGCTTCAAGCTCGTCTTCCTTGAGCGCCCTGCCAGCAGCGGTTTCTACCGCCGTGATGCAGCGCATGTAGTTTGGAACAGCCATATTACCTTCCTCCGATGTTGCAGATGGCGGCTGCTTCGTAAGCCTTTGCCATCGCCTCGCCTTCCTTACCAAGCTCGTCGGCCAAAGCCAAAGCGGGGTCGGGCTTGGGTGGTTGCCTGCCTGCCGCTGCCTCTTGTTCGGCAAAAGCTTGGTCGGCGCGGCGCAAGGTTTCTGAAAGCTCTTTTACCGATTTCTCTGCCTGCACTATGTCGTCGGCTACGTTGCCTTCCACGGCAGGCGTTTCCGCTTTAAGCGTGGCGGCGGAACGGTCGGCGGCCACAATGTCAGGATCGGGTGCGCCGCGCAAAGTGTCGGCCAGGGCGCGCTCCGCATTGGCTTCTCGGGCGCGCAACGCGGCAGAGGCACGCTCCATCACCACGGCGCCGGGCGGCACAAAAACTTGCTCCGGCAAGTAAGGCCCCGCTGGCGCTCTGTTGGACAGCGTTCTTAGAATATCTTGTATAACGCCTCTGTATTGTTCGCGGCTGGCGGTAGCCATGCGAGAAGCAAACTCTGCCGCTTCGCCGTCTTCTAGCCGCGCACCAAGGGCGCCCGCCACGCGGCGTATGCTGCGCTCCATTAGATCACGCACAATGCCTTCGCGGGCGGCCAGCGCTGCGCTCTGCGCATTAAATATACCTTCGGCCTTGTTCTCGGCTTGGGCGGCGCGAGCCTCGCGTCCTTCGGCTAAGGCCACCTTTTTATCTGCGCGTGCCTGGACAGCCGCAAGCCCGTCTATCTCGGCCTGAGTGCGGCCCGCCTCAAGATCATCGGCTGTCCAATCCCTGCCCTCCATAAGCATAGTGCGTTCTTGCTCAAGAGCCGCGCGCCGAGTGCGAGGGATGGTGCCTGACAATTCCGCGTCTATCTCCGCAAGCCGCGTTGTCGTCTCGGTATCAATACCGGATTGCGAAAGCCGCGACCGAGCATCGTCAAGCTCTGCCCTTATCTTCTGCGCTTCGTCACGCAGGTTCGCTAGGTTCTGGCTTTCTGCTGCTGTCTTCTGTGAGGCAGTATCCAGCTTTGCCAGCGCGCGCTCGGCTTCTGCCTCGACGCGAGCGGTTGACGAATACCAATTCTCAAGCTCTTGGCGTGCCGTGCGCGCGGCGGTAAATTCCATAGCTGCTGCCGCGTGGACAGGCCGCCCCTCGCTGATCGCCGCTACCGATTGCCGGAAAGCCGCTTCGTGCATTTCTGGCGACCAGGGAGGGAGGCCACGACGATCTCGCACGGCACCTATCGCGGTGTGCAAGCCGCCGCCCAGGATCGTGCCGAAAGCGAGATTGGTAAGCACGTCGCCCATATCGTAATCGTCTTTGTCTTTCTGCGACAGAAAGTAATTCAACGGCTCTAAAGCGGCGGCGCCAGCGAAACCGGATGAAGCGCCAGACAAAGCCCGCACCGTAGCCCGGCCACCAACACCAGCGGCAGAAGAACCAAGCGCCGCCGCAATGCGGGCCTCGCGCACTCCTGGGATAAACGCAGAAGCGATATTGAGCGGGTCAAGTATGGCGGCCCCTAAGCCCGCTCCAAACCGCGCGACGGCGCCTGTGGAAATGCCACCCTGCCGCCGCGCTATCACGTCTTCGCGTATGGCGCTATTGGTGTGGTGCTCGTTTAGATCACGCGCGGTTGTGCGTGATACCGGCTCGTCAAACGTGAGCCGCCCTGGAACGCCGTATTCGAGATTGGCTTCCTCCGGCGACATAGTGATCGGGAAGGCTTCGAGGTTTCGCTGCGTAAAACGAAACAACCTTGACGCAGGGTTTTCCGAAAAAGACTGAGAAAACTGCGCACCCAAGACTTCGCCCGTCGTGGCTGGGATCAGCTTCGTGCCTTCGCTTTCTGCAAGGCTGTTACCGATCTCGCCTTCTGTGAAAAACCCCGTCATTGCGGTGCCTCCCACCTACCGCGTGGCTGCGACCCTCGCGCACCACGGCGCTCGCCCGGCATTACCGGCGTGACAGGCGGCGGCGTTTGTTGCGGCGTGAAGCCTGGGCCGCGTCGGTTCTCTGGCGGGGCGGGCACGTCGTACCCTGCGATTGGCGTGACTGCGCGGGCCGGGCTGTCACGTTGCGGGGCGCCCACGCCGCTCAAAGTAGGCGTCGGTAGGTTGTCAAAGAATAGCTCTACGCGAGTGCCGCCTTGCTGCCGCACAGGAAGCCTTCCGCCGTTTTCCAATTCCATCATAAGCACAAGCCCTGTGTCCCTTTCGTTAGGCACCCAAAAGCCGCGCTGCGCTGCACGAAAAGCGATCCTACGGTTTTCCTCGGCGGGAACGCCGGGCGCTCCGGGCACGTCCGCAAGGCTTTCCGCCGTTAGGTTGCGCATCACGAAGGCTTGCGCTCGTTGAACCGGCTGCAACCCGAGCGGCCTGCCGTCGCTGGTTTCTTTAGGCACGCGCATCGTGCCTAGAACATCATACTTATCATTCACAATTCGGTCGGTGGCGCGCTGCATGGCGGTTGAAGCGTCGGCGCCCCGAAAAACATAATATGCAGCTAGGTTTTCAATCGCGCCGCCCACCATTCCGGCTAGTTTATCACCGCCCGCCTGCCCGCTTGCCAAAGCGGTAGCTACGAAAGGTTGAACATAGGTGCCCACCTCTTTTGACAAACGGCTTTCTTCGGCGGGAAAAGCCCGACGCACGGCTTCCCTAAACTGGCCTGCGCCTCCTGCCTGCTTCTGTGCCGCCAACATGCGGGAGAAATCGGCCTGCCCTACGGCGCTTGGTATGACAGCCAGCATTTGATATTCTGTCGGCAAATTACCGTCGCGCACCAAATCCTGAAACACGCGAGGCCAAGTCTCGCCGTAGGTTTGCGCCAAACTGCGAATACGGATAGCCGGGCCGTCGGGGTTTTGCGGATCGCCTTGCGCTGGGTCGCTGCGCATAATGTCGGAGGCGATTGCTTGCGATTGCGCTTTTGACAGTATGCGACGGTCTGGTTCCGCCACACCAAGCCGGTCCTGCGCCGCGAGGGTGGCTGTGACATAAGCGCCTAACTCCTTGCCATCGTTTGCGGCGGCGCTTGCCCTTTCACGCACAATCGGATCGGCCAAAACGTATTGCGCCGGATCAGCAAATAGCTGTCTGTTTCGTTCCTCTATTCGCTTGTCCAACACCTCTCGCAATTCTCCGCGCGAGGCAACGTCGCCCGCCCGGTCGGCTTCCATCACGCCTGCCGCGTCCATGCGCGTGCCTCTGCGCAAGCGCAGCATGTCCGTAACCGGGCCGCTGCCTTCGATCAAATCTTGACGCAGCGCTTGAAGCTCTTGTGGTGTGGCAAGCTGCACAGAAGAAAACACCTGCCCCGCGATCTGCGACGTGTAAAGCGCGTCAAGCGTTCTGTCCGCTTGCTCCGGTGGCATGAGACGCCGTATCTCGGCTTCTGGTATTGACACTTGCGCGCCTTGATTGAGCGCCTTTCCAAGATCAGAAACTTGCCTGTCAAGCGCCGCGCGATCCTGGGCCTGCGTGGCGTTTTGGACGTTCTGCCACATATTGAATTGCGACATGACAGCAGCTTGAAGCTGTGGGTCGCCGCCTGCCATTTCCATAGCGCGACCAAGCAAGGCCCGCGTGTCGCCGCGTGGTGCGCTTGGCGATACGCGCGCTGAAAGCGCTTGCAGCACTTGGCCTGTTGTCATGCCTGGGCGCATTAACTCGCCATTAGTCGAGAACGCGCTTTTTGCTGTGCTCTCTCCCGCGACCCTTGCGTATAAAGCTCGCGCGTCGGCGTCCGGTGGCGCCTCGATAAAAGCTTTAGCGCCGCCGATGCCTAGAACCCAAGCCGCGTATTGCTCGCCCGGCGTAAGGTTGCGGCCAATGGCTGCGCGAGCGTCAGACTGATAAGCTTCATAGACGGCTTGTTGCGCGCCGAGCGCGTTCCGGTTCGGCGGCGGCGTTTGGCCCACCACGTCTTTTGCGAAACCTAGGCGCTCTGCATATAGGTTCCACGTTCCTCTAGTTATCTGGCCTGGGCCGCTCGCCGAGCTATTTGGGTTTTTTCGTGCATCGCCTGCCGGGTTCTCGACACGAAACACCACATCCCTTACTGAATTTGGATTTTCTGTTTGTGTTGGCGCAGTAACCGTGGCTACGATGTTTGCTGCCGTGCGTGTTCTTACCGGCGCCGATA